TAGACAATATTGTGACGCAAATGGCATTAGGTACAATACTGCTTATCATACTAAGTTTCCAGAAGGACTTGCTAAACTTTTTGGCATTCCTCAATCTTTAACATGGAGATTCGTTCGTTGGTTTCATAAGCATAGTGGTAAAGTATTGACCACTACTGAAACAATGGTTAAAGATTTACAATCACATGGATTCGGTAAAGAAGTTCTTCCGTGGACTCGTGGTGTTGATAGAGAAATTTTTAATACAGCTTATCGTAGTAAATCTGTAACTGGTAAACCTATTCTTCTTTGCGTATCTCGTGTAAGTAAAGAAAAAAATCTTGAGAAATTTTTTGAGTTGGATTATCCAGGAGCAATTAAAATTATGGTTGGTGATGGACCAATGCTTGAAACATATAAGAAACAATATACAGATGTGGACTTTACTGGGTTCAAAACAGGTAAAGATTTGGCTGCGTATTATGCAAATGCTGATGTATTTGTATTCCCTTCTCGTTGGGAAACTTTTGGTATTGTTATGATTGAAGCAATGGCTTGTGGCACTCCAGTTGCAGCATTCCCATGTGATGGACCAAAGGATGTAATTGATGATGGTGTCACTGGGTATATGGACGAGAATCTGGCAGATGCTGTTTTTATGTGCACTAAACTAAACAGAGAGAAAGTCTTAGAAGGTAGCCAACGATGGAGTTGGGAAAATGCTTGGAAAATATTTAAAAATAATCTAACATAAATACTAGAAAATGGAAAATAATAAATGCTCTCATTAATATATCTTTTAGTGATGACGCATATCACTATTGTTTGTGTAACTGTATATCTGCATAGAGGACAAACTCATAGAGGATTAGATTTTGACCCAGCATTAGAACACTTTATGAGATTCTGGTTGTGGCTAACAACTGGAATGGTTACAAAAGAGTGGGTGGCTATCCATCGCAAACATCATCAGAACTCTGACAAAGAGGGTGATCCGCATAGTCCACACAATGAGGGTATCTGGTTTGTTTTATTTGCTGGTGTTTCCTGCTATATCCAATCCGCAAAAGATAAAGACATGATTAACAGATATGGTGTTGGAACACCAGACGATTGGATTGAACGAAACATCTATTCTAAATTTCCATACGCTGGAATAGTATTAATGTTAGTAATTAGTTTAATGCTGTTTGGTTGGTGGGGAATTTGGTTTTGGGGTGTTCAAATGGTTTGGATTCCATTCTGGGCAGCAGGAGTTGTAAATGGTGTTGGTCATTATTATGGATACAGAAATTATGATAGCAAAGACAAATCAACTAACATAATTCCATGGGGAATTATTATTGGTGGTGAAGAACTACACAACAATCACCATGGCGATCCAGCAAATCCAAAATTAAGTAGAAACAAATTAGAATTCGACATCGGTTGGATGTGGATAAATATATTTAAGCAGTTGAAATTATTGACAATTCGTAATTAGACAAAGGAAAATATTATGAACAAACCAGACAAAAACTTTAAAATGAGTAAGACTTCTAAGCGGATTCTTGCCTCAATTAAGGATAGTTCTCTCGCTTCATCGTGGAAACGCATGATGATTGATGCTGAAATGGAGTCTAAAAAGCCACCTCCAAAGCAAGAAAAAGGATCCAAAAAGGATACCCCTACAACTTAAAGGGTTATTACCCATCCTGCAACCCCCACCCAGCGTGGGGGTTTTTCATTGGAGAAAATACTTGCTATTAATTCCGAAATGGAGTATAATAGTTATATTGAGTTGATAAAGTAAGGATTGGTTATGAAACTATTTACGACTGGTAACCCAAAATTGATGAAGGGTGAAAAGAAAGGATATTTGTCCTTTGTATTGCACTTGGCACCTGCTGATGTTTCAGGTTATAACACATGCCCAAAGGCGACTGCTGGTTGCAAGAAAGCATGTTTGAATACTGCTGGTCGTGGTGGTATCTTTAAGAAAGGCGAAACTACTAATGTGATTCAACAAGCTCGCATTCGTAAGACTAAAGATTTCTTTGAGAATCGTGAACAGTTTTTGCAAGACTTACGTAAAGATATTACATTGGCAATCAAACAAGCAGAAAAGAAAGGGCTGACCCCTGCATTTCGTTTGAATGGTACCAGCGATATTTCTTGGGAGAAGTATGGTATTATTGAAGAATTCCCAAATGTGCAGTTCTATGACTATACCAAAGTGCGTAATCGTAAAGTATCACACTTGAAGAATTATCATCTCACCTTCTCTAAGGCAGATGGCAACGACAGCGATGTCGAGAAAGTTGTATCTCAGGGTATGAATGTGGCTGCTGTTTTTGTAAAAGTGCCAGAAACATATCTTGGTCGTAAAGTTATCAATGGTGATGAAACCGACTTACGATTCCTAGACGAAAAGAATGTTATCGTTGGTTTGAAAGCCAAAGGTAAAGCCAAGAAAGACACAACTGGTTTCGTGGTGATGTCATAATGATTGATAAAGCAAAACAAGCTGAGTACAAAAAGAATTGGCGTGCTAAGAACAAAGAAAAAATTCTTGACTATCAGCGTGAGTACAGAAAAAAGAATCCTGAGAAAGTAAGGGAATACTCAAAGGAACGAAGGAAGAAAGCTGAAACTGATCCAGTTCGTTTTATTGATTTAATGTATAGAGCCATGGTTGACAGATCTCGCAAGCGTAACCAAGAGATGAATGTTGATAGAGAATATCTAACTAAACTTCTCAAGAAAACGAATGGTGTTTGTTCCTTGTCTGGTTTACCTATGTCGTATAAGACCCATGATCCACTTCGTGTTTCTCCCGACAGGAAAAACAGCAAGAAGGGATATGTAAAAGGTAATGTTCAATTTGTTGCAGCATGTGTAAACATTGCTAAGAACGATTTGACAACAAAAGAATTTATTAAAATGTGTAAAGCAGTGGCGGAGAAAAATATATGAACATTGGTGGAATAGATATGCCGATAGTTGACGAAGATTTTAATGGTAAGGTTGAGTTTGCCTGTGCCAATGCTTGTCAAGATTGGGATGATAGAATGATGGAATTAGGTATTAGTATTCCACTGACAATAATGCAAACAATGCATGAAATGATGTGTGTAGCTGCAATGAAAACTGTAATGGGGATGTATGATGAATCTGAATAAATTTTTTAACGATTTGGCTGCGGATAATTCCCGCAACTTTAAACTAGACATGCTGAAGAAAAATGCCAACGATGTGGTTCTTCGTCAGGTTGTTTCTCTTGCGTTGGATCCTTTTACTAATTTCTACCAACGAAAGATTCCAGTATATAAACCAAATAGAACAAGCACAAATCTTAATTTAAAGGATGCGTTCCCGTACCTTTATCAATTATGCAATCGTTTGGTAACTGGTAATGCTGCGATCGCTAAGTTGACTGAAGTTCTTGAGATGGTTTCTGCCGATGATGCTAAAGTTATTGAGCGAATCATAAAGAAAGATCTAATGTGTGGCGTATCAATTTCAACTGCCAATGCTGTTTGGGCAGGATTGATTCGCGAATATCCAGTTATGCTTTGCTCAGGCTACGAGCAGAAACTGGTTGATAAAGTTAGGTTTCCTGCATATGCACAACTTAAAATGGATGGTATGAGGTTTAATGCTATCGTTAAGGATGGTGCTGTCGAATACCGTAGTCGTAATGGTAAAGAAATAAACTTGTTGGGGTATCTAGATGATCAATTCCTTAAAATGGCTGATGGTGGCGATTATGTGTATGATGGTGAACTCATGGTTATGTTTGATGGCGATAGCCAGTTTGCTGATCGCCAGACTGGCAATGGAATCCTCAACAAGGCAAACAAGGGAACAATCTCAGACAAGGAAGCAAGTCAAGTCCATGCAACAGTATGGGACATGATTCCTTATGTATTATTCTGTGAGTCGTATAGCGATACGCCATACTCAACTCGGTTTGCTAAACTGAAGCAAATGTTAGAAAAAGTTCCAAGTAAAGATAAAAAGGTTTGGCTGGTTACCAGCAATATTGTTAATACGCTTGAAGAAGCGACTGAAATTTTCGAGGAATATCTTTCTGAAGGATTAGAAGGTATCATCTTGAAAGATGGCTCAGGTGTTTGGGAAGATAAACGAGCAAAACACCAAATTAAGTTCAAAGGCGAACTCGAATGTGATCTTAAGATCGTTGGTACTGAGCCACACAAAAAGAAACCTGAGTGGCTAGGTGCTATCATTTGTGAATCTGCCGATGGTATTATTAAAGTTAATGTAGGGAGTGGGTTCAATGACACGCATCGCAAGACGCTTAAAGAGAAAGATATTTTGGGTAAGATTGTCGCTATCAAGTACAATGCTAGGATTAAAAACAAATCTGGTGAGGAGAGTTTGTTTCTCCCAGTATTTGTCGAAATCCGT